TGGTGCCAAGCAACCCAGATTTTCAGTTGAGAACAGTTCTCAACAAGGTTGCAAGTCAGAGTCGCTAGCCTGAGTTTGTAGGCCGGCGAGGTGGAACTCCCGGCCCGTGACCAACCTGCAGGAACAGGCCGATGGAATCAGCTTACAATTTTGATGTTGACAAGTTCAGGCTTGGAAGTTTGTGCAAGCGTGGACATGAGTGGCAGGGGACGGCGCAGAGCTTGCGGAGATCATGCAATGGAGGTGGTTGTGTTGAGTGCGAGCGAGAACGGTTGAAAGAGTATAGGTGTGAGTACAAGAGAGCACATAGAGCAAAGTTAAAAGAGCAGGGCTTAACATCGAGAGGAAAAACACGGATTAACGCACCTCCCGGATCAGAGCAAAGCGTATTGAATAAAGGCCTTAAGGCCGCCGGTCGATCCCCCAGCGTCGCCCGCCTGGTGATGAATGAACAGCTCCGCTACTGGCGCGAAAACCCAAGCGCCAAAGCCGATCACGACCGTCAACAGGGCCGGGCCAGTTGGTGGCTTGAGTATCAAACAAAACCAGAGCTTCGGCTTTACACCAGAGAAAAATCAAAACGCAGAAAAACCAAAATGAAAGGAAATACTTTTATTGAAGTCTCATCACAACAAATCAAAGAACGGTTTACGCTGTTCAATGACTGCTGTGCGTATTGCGGTCAAAGCGGTGACATGCAAATCGAGCACGCTGTCCCCATCTCAAAAGGTGGCACTCACGCGATAGGAAACATTTTGCCAGCATGTAGGCCGTGCAACTACAGCAAGCGGGATAAAGAGATTGAATCATGGTATAGATCACAGTCAGTCTTTACGGAGCTGAGGTGGAGAAAAATTCGCCGCACCCTTGGCTGGACGGGTGGCGCAGTGAACCAGCTTGCCATGATCTAGCAGCCTCAGCCTCTCAACTTGCAACCGGTTGCAACCGCTCGCTAGGCTGGTTGCAATGGCGAACGCAGTCAACAGCCAAAAGGGTGCCGAGCTAATAGAAGCGGCGGTTGCCCCTAGGCGATGCAGTCGGCAGAACCTAGAAAAGCTTTGCGAGAAAGGTGCCCTCCAGGGAAGCCCTTGCATTCTCCAGGCCAAGCCGCTCCGGGTGGACGCTGACCTGTTGGTGAGCGAGTACCTAGCGCGGGTAGCACCGCATCAGGCCGAGGCTCAGCAACCAGCGGCAAAGCGCGAGCGGCCGGCGTCATCTAACGCCACTCAGGCCCCGCTCCGGCGTCAGCTTGCTCAGCTGCCTAGCGACGCGCCAGAGGATCTACCCGATTACACAGTCAGCCGAGCCCGCAGCGAATATGAAAAGGCCAACCTCCTGGAGCTGCAGCGCAAAACTCAGGAGGGCCTCCTGCTCCGCCGCGAGGATGTGGACCTTGCTTGGGGCAGCGCGGTCAACATCACCCGCAGCCGCCTACTTGGCGTGCCCAGTACCGCCAAACAACGGATTCCCCACTTAGAGATTGAGGAAGTGGAGTTGCTCACCACGCTGATCCGCGAGGCCCTCGATGAGCTGGCGGCCGGGGAGGTAAAGGCATGATCACCGCAGATCCCAAAGAGCTGACGCGGCAGATCCTGGCGGGCTTCAAGCCGCCGCCACGGCTGCGGCTAAGCCAGTATGCCGACGAGTTCGCCGTGATGACCGGCAACGCAGCTGAGAAAGGGAAGTGGAATACGTTGCCATACCAGCGCGAGATCCTTGACGCCTTCACCGATCCGACTGTAGAGACAGTGGCGATCATGAAGAGCGCCAGGGTGGGCTGGACGAAGATGCTGGGCGTCGTGGTCCAGTATTACAGCCACCAAGATCCCTGCCCGGTGATGATTGTCCAGCCTGTAAAGGAAGACGCCGAGGGCTACAGCAAGGAGGAAATCAAGCCATTGTTTGAAGACACGCCGGTCCTGCGCGGCCTGATCAGCGAGAGCAAATCCCGCGGCACAGCCAGCAACACGATCTTGCTCAAGCAGCTCGCCAACGGCGGCCTGATTGACATCGTGAACGCCGCCAGCGGCCGGAGCTTCCGGCGCAAGTCACGGAAGGTGGTGCTGTTCGACGAGGTTGACGCTTACCCCAGACTGGACGAAGGCGACCCAATCAAGTTGGGCCGTAATCGGGCTGACTACTACTGGGACCGCAAGATTGGCCAAGGCGGCACTCCGATTTTTGCCGGTGGCAAAACCGAAGAGGCCTTTCTTCGCGGCGATCAGCGCCGCTTCTATGTCCCTTGCCCGTTCTGCCAGGTCATGCAAGTGCTCCGCTGGGAGCAGATGATCCGAGAAGGTGAACACGCCGGCCATTACTGCTGCGAAAACTGCAATGAGCCGATCCCCCACAGCAAAAAACGGTGGATGGTGGAGCGCGGCGAGTGGCGCCCAACAGCGATCAGCCAGCAACCGGGCCTGGTGTCGTTCCATATCTGGGCTGCCTACAGCTACAGCCCGGCGGCGGATTGGACCGTGTTGGTGCGCGAGCACGCCGAGGCCCTAGACGCCATGCGCAAGGGCGACCCAGACGCCATGCAGACCTTCCGCAACACGGTCTTAGGCGAACCGTGGGAGGACTCCATCAGTGGCAAGCTCACCGGCGACGGGCTGGCAGAACGCCGCAAAAACGAAGCCGCAGGTAATGGCTACCCAGAAGACACCGTGCCTGATGGCGTGGTGTTGTTGACGGCTGGGGTTGACGTGCAGGGCGGTGGCGGCACCGTGGGTGAGCGACTGGTGCTAACGGTCTGGGGCTGGGGCCGCGGTGAGGAGGGTTGGCATTTAGGCCACTGGGAGATTGATGGTGACCCACAGCAGCCGGAGACACTGGCCCAACTGGATCAGATCGCCCAGACCAAATGGCGCAAAGCCAACGGGACTGAGCTGCGCTTGACCATGGGCGGAATTGATGACGGCGGTTACGCGACTCACGAGGTGCGCAACTGGTGTCGCGGCCGCGCCTCAACGTGGGTGCCGATGAAAGGCGCACCCCAGGCGGGCAAACCATTGATTGGCCGTGGTGTGCCGGTGGATGTGAACCGCAAAAACCAGGCCATTGCAAAAAAGGGTGTGCTGTTGTTCAACGTGGGTTATGACGCCAGCGTCAACCAACTACAGGGCCGACTACGCAACGAGCAGCCTGGCCCCGGCTACCTGCACTTTGGGATGGCAAGCACTGATCAGTTCTTGGCCGAGCTGTTCCCATGGAAACGGATTCCAAAGCGGGACAAAGGTCAGACCACCTACAGCTGGGTTCTACCTGCAGGCTCCCACGACGAAGCCGGCGACTGCACCCGGATGGCATACGCGGCCCTGCAGCTGGTGGCCCGTCGCTACAACCGGGCGACGATGTGGGATCAGTTGGAGGGGCAGGCGGCCGTTCAAGGATCAGGAGTCAACGCCGGGAAGGTTTCCCTCTCTGGGTGGATCCGCTAGGTCAGGATCGCTAGCCTGAGGCCATGGCAGGAATTACGCTCGAACTGGCGCAGGCGCAGCTAGACAAGTATCTAGCTGCTGAAACTGCAATCCTTGGGGGGCAGATGTATATGATTGGCGACCGCAAGATGCAGCGCGCCGACCTAGCGGCGGTTCAGGCTGGCATCAATTTATGGAACAAGCGGGTCCAGGATTTGGCATCCAGGTCAACCCGTAACCGTTCCGTCACTCCTACCCCGTTGTTTTGATGGCATCCAAAAAGTTGTTGCAGAAACGGGCTGAGAAAATGGCGGCGGCCATTGCTCAGCTGTCTGGGGCTCAGCAAGGAATCCAAGCCAGTGGCATCAATCTGCCCGGTGGCTACATCGGCGGCGGTTACACAGATCGTTTTGCATCATGGCTGCCAGGCATCAGAGATGCTGACGGTGATTCGATCCGTGACCTGCGGGAGCTTCGGGCTCGCTCCCGTGATGCCGAACGCAACTGCCCAATTGCTACCGGCGCGATTGAAACCGACCTGACCTACGTTGTTGGCACCGGCTTATCTCTTCAAAGTCGCATCAATGCGCGCTTACTGGGACTGTCAGATGATGAGGCCTCGACATGGCAAGCGGAAGTAGAGGACGATTTTGAAGTATGGGCGCAGTCAAACCTATGTGACTCAATGCGTGAGCAGAACTTCTATGAATTACAAGGCCTGGCCTATCGCTCATTTCGCGTGAGTGGTGACAGTTTTACTTTGCTTACCGATGCCGAAGTTCAAGGCTGGCCATACCGTTTGAGTGTGCAGATCATTGAAGCTGACAGAATCAGCAACAAGGGCTATACCGCTGACGATGTCAAGTGCATTCAGGGCATTGAAAAAGACCCTAGCGGCAGGCCTGTAGGTGTATGGATCTGCAATCGGCACCCTGGCGCCAGATTGATTGGTCCGCCAATCGAATGGGAATACCGACCGTTCTACGGAGAAGCAACAGGTCGCACCAACGTCCTGCACCTCACCCGCAAAGATCGCCCCAGTCAGACCCGTGGTGTGCCCTGGTTGGCGCCGATCCTGTCAAAAATCAAACAGCTTGACCGCTACAGCGATGCCGAAGTCGATGCAGCCGTCAACTCGGCGGTCCTGGCGGTGTTTGCCACGATGGACCCAGAAGCGTTTGATACGTTGTTTGATGACGCTGGTAAACAGCAGATTATTTCATCGGCTCAAAATTCTGCCATCACAATTGATGGTGGAATCAAGTCCGGCAAGATCGTCAATCTCTTGCCTGGTGAGACGGTAAGCAGTCCCCAGCCTGGCAGGCCCAACGCCAATTTTAATGCGTTCTGGGATGCGGTCCTTAAAGAAATTGCCATGGGCTTAAACATGCCCTATGAAGTCCTGGCAAAAGCTTTTAACAGCAGCTACAGCGCCTCCCGTGCGGCACTGATGGATGCCTGGCGCGGCTACCGCAAGAGCCGTAACTGGCTTGCCAATCGGTTTTGCCAACCGATCTACGTGGAATGGCTAAGCGATGCAGTCTCTAGCGGCAGGATCAGCGCCCCCGGATTCTTTGACGATGCCCGTATCAAGGCAGCATGGTGCGGTTCGATTTGGAGTGGCGACGGCCCTGGCGCCTTGGATCCGACGAAGGAAGCATCAGCCGCTGAGAATCGGATCAGGATTGGGCTTACAACCCTGCCAGAGGAAATTGTCGCCTATGACGGCGGCGACTGGGAGACAAAGCACAGGGAATCTGCGCGGGTGCACGATGAGCGCGTTGAGGCCGGCCTGGAAGCTCCCGTAATGGCGCCGATGGCCAATGGCGGTCAGGCGCCGATGCCTGCCGAAGATCCTGGCGAGGATCCAATGGAAGACCCAGCCGAAGATCCAGCCGATCCAATGAATGACGGTGACCCCGGCGAGGGGACCGATCCAACCGAATTAGACTGAAACCTATGAGCATTCTTGACCTGCTGTATGCCCCTTGGGCGATCCTTCCTGACCATCTCCTAGAGATCCAGGCCATTTACGCAGCGCATCTGCGCGGCGAAAGCGTTGACATTGAAGCCTTGGAGGCGAAGGTAGGCCGCAAAATGGACAATCCGCCCCAGGGCTATGAAGTTCGCGATGGGGCGGCACTGATTCCATTGAAAGGCGTTATCGCGCCAAAAATGAACCTGATGAGCCAGATGAGCGGCGGCAGTTCGTCGGAGTTGTTTGTGCGCGATGTTGCGGCGGCCCTTGTTGACCCAGCGGTTAAATCGCTGGTCCTGATGGTTGACTCCCCCGGCGGTGCCGTTGCTGGGACACCTGCTGCTGCTGCGGCAGTGATGGCAGCGCGTGACGTAAAGCCGGTAGCGACACTGGCGGAGGGCACGATGGCCAGCGCCGCATATTGGATTGCTTCCGCGGCGGATCGTGTTTATGCCTCTTCACCTGTTGACCAGGTCGGCAGTATCGGAGTCGTCGCCACTCACACCGATGTTTCTGGGCAGCAGCAGGCCCTAGGGCTGAAAACCACCGAGATCGTCGCCGGCCGATTCAAACGGGTTGCCAGTCAATACGGGCCCCTTTCGGACGCTGGTCAGCAGACCATGCAAAGCCAGGTTGACTACCTCTATTCGTTGTTTGTTGGCGATGTTGCCATGCAGCGTGGCGTCACGCCTGACAAAGTCGTTGCCGACATGGCAGACGGTCGCGTTTTTATTGGTCAGCAGGCGGTAGATGCAGGACTCCTAGATGGAATCGCTACGCTGGAAAGAGTCATCGCTGAAACAAACGACCGGGCGGCGATCCGCGTGCCGGTCGGATCTCCTTATCCCAATGCCATCATCTCAATGACTCCTAGTGAACAGGTCGCCGTATGGGTGGCCGAACATCCTGAGGCTGCGCAATTGCTGCGGGCCGAGGGTGCAAGCGGTGAGCGTGATCGCATCGCCGCCGTTCGCAGCATGTCAATGCCTGGCCATGAAGCCCTGATTGACAAGCTGGCCGCCGACGGTGTCACCACCGGACCCGAGGCCGCTGTTCAAGTGTTGGCCGCTGCTCGTAATCAGCTGAGCACCATTGCTCAGGCTCGACAGTCTGATGCAATCGCTCCGGTGGTTGCCGTTGCCGCTCCCGAAGTGGAACCGACCACCGCCAAGCTTGGCCCGGTTGGTGGCCTTGACGCCAACACCGACGCCGCTGCCCTTGACGCTGCCGCCAAGACCTTTCAAGCCGCCAATCCCGGCGTTGACTACCTGACTGCCGTCAAGGCGGTTCAAACCAAATCCGCCAATGGAGGCATCTGATCATGGCCGTCGGTTCTGTTGAAATTCTGCAAAAGACGATTCTTGCGTCTGCTGCCTTGACTCAATTCCGTGGCGCGACACTTGCTGGCGCTGCTGCATCTGCTGCCGGTAACGGCTACATCGCCGCCGTTGGTGCGGCTAGCGGCGCTCGGACCACCGTCACCGTGTTGGGTACTTGCGTTGCCGAAGCCGGCGCCGCTGTTTCCGCCAATGCGCTCCTGGAGTTTGATTCCTCTGGTCGGGTCGTTACCCGCTCCAGTGGAGCAATTGTTGGCCGTGCAATCACTGCCGCGAGTGCCTCAGGCTCTCAACTTGAAATGCTTGTAATTCCCAACTGAGGACACTTCCATGGCTCAATTAACGCTTGACCAAACAAGGCTGATTAACCCAGTCTTGACGACTATTGCCCAAGGCATTAGTCAAAATGACCTTGTCGGTAACTACCTGTTCCCTCAAGTTCCTGTCGATCTGCGCGGCGGCACGATCATCACGTTTGGCCGCGAGCATTTTATGCAGTACGCCGGCCTGGAGCGCACTCCTGGTAGCTCGACTCCCCGCGTGCAGTTTGGCTACAGCGGCTCCACCTATTCGTTGGTTGATGCCTCTATTGAAGGCAAAATGCCAATGGAAGTACAGCAGGAAGGCCAAAGGGCCTATGGCCTTGACGGCGCTGCCCGAGCGCTCAATGGTGCCAGTCGGATCCTCCAACTAAGACTGGAGATTACTCAGGCCACCCTGGCGACTACCCTGTCCAATCACCTCAGCACCAACAGGACAACCCTGTCTGGAACCGCTCAATTTAGCGATTTCAGCGGCACCAGTTCGCCCCTGACCGTGATTGAAACCGCCAAGGAGACAATCCGTAAGGGCATCGGTAAGCGGCCTAACGTGGGCGTTATGGGCCCTGCTGTTTGGGCATCCTTGAAATATCATCCGATTGTCAAGGACTACACCAAATACACTGGCCGCGAGGTTGCTACTCTCGATATTTGGTGTGCTCTTACCGGCATTCCAAATTGGTACATCGGTGATTCCATTACCTTTGCGGATGACGCTACTACGGCGTCTGATGTTTGGGGTAAAGACATCGTGGTGGCCTACACCGACATGGCCAGCGTTGCCGATCAGGGTGCCCCAACGTTTGGGTACACCTACAACTTAAACGGCTACCCCATGGCAGAAGAGCCGTATTTTGATCGCAACGCCAAATCGCAGTTCTTCCCCGTCACCCGCTGCGAAGCTCCTGTGATCGCTGGCCAAGCCGCTGGCTATCTAATTAAAGCCGCTGTTGCCTGATGGCTACCCTCGTCGTTACTGATGGCCCCGTCAACCATGATGGGGCCGAATACAGCGAGGGCGATCAATTCACCGTCGCCAATGAGGTGGCGGATGAATTGGTGGCCCTGGGTGTTGCGGTTTTGGTATGCCCGCCAACCAAGACAAAAGAGGCCAAGGGCGGGTGAATTTCACCGCCGACATTGATCTGTTCCTTGCGGACTTTGGCGTCCCTATTACGGCGGGCGCCATTTCTGGTATGGGAATTTATGACAAGGATTCAGAAATTATCATTAGTGGTGATGTTGTCAGGTTAAATCATTCAATCAAGGTAAGAACTGACTTATTTGGCAGTTTAAGTTTTGGAGATTCCATTAATGTTGACGGTAGCTATTACATTGTTGAACATGAGCCAATGCGTTCTAGCGATGGATTGTTTTCAGTGATTCCGTTAAAATTGAACCCTGGTCCCATCACCTACTACCTAACCACCCTAGACGACACCGCCCTCTTTACCCAGGCCGGCCAAATTTTGACAGCTCAAAGCACCTAGCCTGAACCCATGGCAACGCTAGTTCCGGTAACGATTTCGAACCTA